GAAGTGATGTCCCACACGGTGCATACGGCAACACTTTCCGGTGTCTCGCTCTATATCCATGATCAGGAAGTAACACCGTATCTGATCCGTGCCATCCAGCAACTGACCGAACGTCTGGAGAAACTGGAACATGACCGATTACACTGATGTCCCGCAAGCCAGCGGGCTGCACCAGAGCCGCCAGAGTGTTACCGCCGCCATCACGTTGATCGACAGCGGCGGGATCATCAACAACTTTTCGGTCGCGCCGCAGCCGACCACCGGGGTACCGGTAACAAACATTGGTGGTGCGATAAATATCACGGTCCCGGACGCCAGTGCGGAACTTATGGCGGCGGCGCGCGACTGGTTGGTGCAGGAACAGGCCAACCTTGATAACCAACTCGCGGCGCTGGGTGTCACGAACCCGCCGCCGCAAAACGTATCTACACCCCCAGCAAGAAAGGCAGACCGATGATCGATCAACCTGTCGCGGCCAACACTCCGTTCACCATCACCTTGGAAGCCCAGCAATGGAATGGTGTCATCTCGGCGCTGGTGAAAGCGCCCTATGAAATGGCCGCACCGCTGATCCAGGCGATCACCGGCCAATTGCAGCAACAAACGCCGCAGTCCAACGGGGCGGATCAAGCCGTGACGATGTCGCCGCTGCCGGTAAACTGATGCGTTACCGCAAACTGGATCAAAACGGTGACATGCAGTTCGGCCACGGGACCGGCGACTTCTGGCACGACCAGCCAGAAGCCGTTGGTCAGTCGGTGAAGACTCGCCTGTTACTGTTTTCGGGTGAATGGTTCCTGAACACGCGGGCGGGAACCCCGTGGGGCGGCTTTCCGCTAAACGACCTCGTCGTGAAGCAAGGCCGCATCCTTGGGGTTCACACCCAGTTATCGCGTGACGCCGCGATACGGGACCGTATCCTGACGACGCGGGGTGTCACCGGGATCACCAATTACTACAGTGTGGTCGATCCCAACACGCGGACCTTTTCGGTGGGTGCGACGGTGGACACTATCTACGGTCGTCAGTTTACGGTGACTCTGGCCACCCCCACCAGTGGACAGCCGGTGGTACATGTTGCGCTTAAACCGATGGCTGTATTCACGCGTTCCATCCCTCGTCCGCCGATCCTAGCCCGTTTGCCCGCGAGGTAACCGATGCCGTTCCCGATCACGACAATCGATGCCAATGGTGTCACTGTTCCGCTGTTTACCGATGTCCTGGCCTATTTGCAGCAACAGTACCAGACCGTGTACGGGTTCGATGTCAACCTGTCCGAAGACACACAAGACGGGCAGTGGGTCGGTATCATTGCGTCCGCGCTTAATGACACCAACATGACGATTGCCGCGACCTACTTGGCCTACAGTCCGTCCTTTGCGGTTGGAGCCGGGTTGTCGAGTGTCGTCAAGATCAACGGTATCCGGCGGCAACTCGCTTCATTTAGCACTGCCATTGTTACTTGTGTCGGTACCGCAGGTACGGAAGTCGGTGGCAGTCTTATCGGCGACAACCTGAACCTGGGTACACAGTGGCAATTGCCTCCGCAAGTCACTATCCCCCCGGAAGGTGATATCGCGGTGACAGCGACCTGCACGACACTCGGCGCGATACCGGGTGATGTGGGTACGCTCACCGTAATTTTGACACCGGTTCCCGGCTGGCAGACAGTGAACAACACCCTGGCCGCGATTGTCGGTGCGCCGATTGAAACCGATGCGCAGTTACGCCGCCGTCAGACACAGAGCGTGGCCAATCCGTCACAGAGCATTGTTCTGGGTATCCAGGGGGGCATCGAGAACCTGCCAAACGTGCGACGGGTGATGGTGTACGAAAACCCGACAGGTGCACCGGATGCGAACGGTATCCCCGCGCACGCAATGGCGGCGGTGGTCGAGGGTGGTGACGCCACGGACATCGCCACCGCCATCGCATTGCGAAAAACACCGGGATCACCGACCTATGGTACCACCAGTACCATCATTTACGACAGTCGAGGTATCCCGGCACAGATCAATTATTTTGAACTGTTCCTGGTACCGATACAAGTCAATATCACTCTCAAGGCGCTGGCGGGGTTCACCCAGGCGATTGAACAGGAGATCGTCAACCAGATCATCGATTTCCTGATAACCCTGCCGATTGGTTACGATTCCTACATCACCAAATTGATCGCGGCGACACAGTTACCGGAACCCGATGGACTCACTTATGATGTGACGGTTGTACAGCAATCGCGCGATGGTAACGCGACCGCTGCAACGGATGTTCTCATCTCGTACATCGAGGCGGCAACCTGCGACGACACAATGATCACCATTACCGTGACCTAGAAGGGGAGATGCGGCTATGACCGGGTTGACGACCTACACGTCGCAGGGTGTGCTAAACCACCTTGTGGGTAAGACCTCGATCTTTGCCATGCGGACGGCCTATGTTGCGCTGTTCACCGTGGCGGGTGCCGATGACGGTACCGGGTTCACCGAAGTTGCGGGCGGGGCCTACGCACGCGTTGCCACCGCACCGGGTGATTGGGCGGTACCAACGGCGGCGGCACCGAGTGTGGTGACGAACACCAATCCGATTGTGTTCGCAACCTCGACCGCGAACTGGGGCACGGTTAATGCCTTTGGTATCTATGACGCGGCGTCCAGCGGTAACCTTTTGGCGTGGGACTATTTTGGTGCTTTTGCTTGGTTACCGTGTTCGGTCAGTGCCGCTTCTCCTGGGGTGATCACGACGCCCAGGCACGCGTACCTGAACGGTGACACGGTGATGTACTCGACTGAGTACGGCGGTACCCCGCCGACTTTTGGTCAGGGTACCTTTACCGGCCCGCTTATTGTTGCCAACAGCCTAACTGACACTTTCACCGTGACCAATGGCGGTACTGTCGTCAATACAGTGACCAGCGGTGACGGTATGGTTCGTAAGGTGGCCACCCAAGGGATCATTGCGAACGTGCAGGCGACATTCCCTGCTAACGCGTTGTCGATCTCGCTTGCGTAGATGGCCCAGACTGCCGCGCCACGCGATGCCGTAAGCCTCGCGGGTACGATCACCGCAACCAGTGCGGCGAGCGTTCGGGCGACCGCTCGGACGCTTCTCGCCGGGCGTATCACGGCGCACGCACACGTTACCGGGCGTACCTACCCGCCGTATCTCATTGGGCGGATCACGGCGCAGGGTAAGGCGCAGGTTCAACGACCCGTCCTCAATGTGGCGGGCACCACCCTACAGTTACTGTACGGCAACGCTGTCGGGTCCAGCCGGGCACAGTTCCGGCCTCCAAGCTTTACCTCCAGTCTATCGGGCCGCATCGCTGCGCAGGCAACAGCGTGGTCAGCGCCGCCGCTAATAACGACGGCACCGCTGGTTACGCTGACCGGTCGAATCACCGCAACCCTGCGGGCGTCCCTCAACCGCGCCAAGCTGACACCCGAACCGCTTAATCTGTCGGGCAGTATCTACGCCAACAGTGTGGCGCAGTTAGGTACCGGTCCCTACTATGTCACTAATCTGGCGGGTTGGACACAAAGTGGTACAACACTCGTTGGTACAGCGGGACCGTGGCAACCGTACCTGATTGGCAGCATCACCGCCACGTCGCGGCTGTTCCTGGGTATCGCCGAGATACAGCCGCCGCTGCCACCCTACCCGCCGCCGTTCCTGACATTCACCACGCTCGATTACCTGGACCGCATCACCTCTGAGCACAACCAGAAGCCAAAATACGTCGCGACCGTCGCGTTGACGGCTGACGCCGTGGTGCAGGATCAGCAACTGGTGGCTGGCATCGCCGGGTTGTTCGACCTGGATTATTGCATTGGTGAACAAGAGGATTTCACGGGACAATGGATCGGTAAGTCACGCTGGATCGAACTACCAGCGACATTCTTTTCCTGGGATACCGAAGGTGCCGGTTGGAACCAAGCCAACTGGAAGGGACCGGCTGACGCGAGTAGCAACATCGAGCGGCTCGATGACTATCACTACCGCCTGTTGCTGTACGCCAACATCATCGCTAACCATTGGAACGGTTCGATCCCGCAAGCCTATGACGCGTGGGATACCCTCTTTCACTACATCGGATTACAGGTTATCATCCAAGATTATGGTAACATGACCATGCTGTACGGTCTGTTATCGACACAACGGTTAGACGCGGTACTTGTGTCACTGTTCCTCACGGGACAGATGGATTTGCGTCCCGAAGGTGTCGAGCTTATCGCTTACGCGCTTCAGCCGGAACCGGGGGTTCCGTTTTTCGCGTGGGATGCGACGAGTGACTCGGTGAAAGGCTGGGATCAAGGCGATTGGGCTATCATGCTCCCGCCAGGGTCAGCGTACACCCCCGGTGTCAGTGTAACCGTCTGGGATGCCCCGGCACCGACACAAGGTCAAGGACCGGCGACAACCGATGACGCGCAAACCGTGTGGGATGACGGTAACACCGTCTGGGATAAATAGGTAGGTAGGGGAGAGACACCCATGAGCGCCAATGTGCATTCGGTGAATGGTAATGGTTCCCTCCCAAGGGATAGTGTCACACCGTTTACAGCGATTGGTACCGATTTCAAAGCGGTGGGTATCGGTGCTGGTGCCAATATCGAAGCACTGCCTGCGTACTTTACCGACCCGCTCCTGGGTACCGGTAACATGCCCGGTCTGGCGATCTCGGCCTTTAACAACCGCGCGTTAAGGCAAGGTACCTTTGTCGCGTCGAGCTTGTGTCTGTGGATCAGTGATCAGCTTCAGGCATATGTGCACGATGATGGTGATCAGATTAATTGGCAGTCGGAGTTCTCAAACGCGCTATCCACGTTCATCCAACCGCTGTTACCTTCTAACCCCGACTATACCGGCGTCTTCCTGCCTATCGCGGGCGGCACAATGCTGGGTAACATAAATTTCCATTCCGGTATCTCGACCGTTTTGGAGAACAATGTCTGGTACTTTGCCAAGGACACCACCGGGCAGGCACGCGGGTTGATCATTAAAAGTAGCACCAACGATGTCGTCATCAATGACGGTTCGTCGCCGCGAGTCACTATTGCTGGGATACCCGTTGCCAACAACAACTTTGCCTGGAGCGGCAGAGACACCAGTGCCAATGTCCGACCGTTAATTGGCTTGCTGAGTGACAACAATATCCATGTTGGCAGTTCAACGACCACTGATGTCTATTTTGACATCAGTGGGGCTGTTCACCATTCGGGTAACGTCATCCTCAACAACAACCATTACATTTACGGCAACGATACCGGAGCTACTGCCCGCGCGTTGCTTGGTTTGGCCAATGACAATGCGGTATACATCGCCAGCGGTGCCCAGAGCGCGACCCATATCTATGCGGGCGGCGGCCAGTCAATCCAGTTACACTCAAACGTGCTCGCGCTTGCCCAGCTACAGGTCAACGGTACCAGCTATCTCCAGGCTTTCACCCGGTGTTACATCCCTGGTGGCAACGACCCGTTGCAGATTCTGGCCGATAACGGGTTCTACGCGCGGATACATCATATCACCTCCGGTGTTCGTGAGTGGTCTGTAGGCTGTCTCAACAACGGTAACTATGCTATTGCTGACGAATCGGCGCACGCGTTCCGTTGGCAGATCGATACCTCCGGGAACATCACTGTTTATAACTCCCAGACGGTCAATGGTAGCCAAACGGTCAATGGTGGCTTGACGATCTACAACAGCCTCAATGTCGCTAGCGGCAGCTTCAACTGCGGCAACGCGGGCATGCAGGCGGTGACAATCTACAACAGTCTCAACGTCTATAACGGGCTTGCGGTCAATAGCGGTAACCTTAGTGTCGCTGGTACTATTTCTACTGGGGGAACCATTTCGGGCGGCTACATCTACAGTTCGGGGCAGGTCTACGGGGCTAATAGTGTTGTGTCACCGGGTACCGTTCAGGGCGGCTACGTCTACAGCACTGGGAACCTGGATATTGCCGGTAGTATGGGTGTCAGCGGTAATCTTAATGTCGGTAACGAGATCAGTTC